AACTACAAAAATGAGGGAATCTATGACAAAATCATACCTATCTACAGAAACAAAGGTGATATTGCTGACCCTGAAAAAGGTAGAGACCTTATCTTAGAATTAACTAAGGCAAAAACTCCAAAAGGAGCTTACTACACTGTTATTCAAACCGTTATGTATGATGACGCGGCACCTGTTCACGAGGATAAAGAACTTGCGGACTCTTGGATTAACGATGAATTAACTTGGGAGGATGTTTATTCTAAAAAACCGGTTGAATACTTAGAGGCAATTGCGAGAGGTGAAACTCCAAAATGGAATTCTGACAAAGGTGGTTACGATTATGGTAATTCAGACGAAGATGAAATTTCATTTGGTGGTTCAAAACCATCAGGACCTGTTGACCCACAAGCGGACGATGAAGGGGATGATGATATGCCGTTCTAATCAAAAAAAAAACTAACTTGGACAATTAACTAGGACATCAACTAAGACACGATGTCCTAGTTCTATTAAAAACTAACAAAAACAACAATTAACTTGGACATATGGGGATAAAAAAGAAAACCTTCTCAATGGAGGATATTAAAGGAAAGTATTCTACTAAAACAAAATATAAAGACGAGAGTTATTATAATTGTGGTGAAGCTTTTATGGAGGCTTGTGGTTTACCGGGACCTATTATGGGTGGAATCAATATGTTTTTGGGGCATTCAAACTCATCAAAAACAACTGCGATGATTTTAGCGGCGGCTGACGCTCAAAGAAGGGGTGATTTACCGGTTATAATTATCACAGAGAAAAAATGGAGTTGGAAACACGCGGTTGAATTAGGATTACAAGCAGAACAAGACGAGGATGGTAATTGGGATGGTCATTTTATCTTTAATGATAGTTTTGATTATATTGAACAATTAACCGACTATATGAATGATATATTGGATGCCCAAGAAAGTGGTGATATTCCTTATAACATTTTATTCTGTTGGGATTCTGTTGGTTCTATTCCGTGTAAGATGACTTACGAAGGTAAGGGTGGAAAAATGCACAATGCTGCGGCACTTGCGGACACAATTGGTATGGGTATTCACTCAAGAATCTCTAAAACAAAAAAAGAAAGTGTTCCGTATTATTCGACTTTGGTTGTTATCAATCAACCTTGGGTAGACCTTCCGGACAATCCGTTTGGACAACCTGAGATTAAAGCAAAAGGTGGCGAGGCATTATGGTTAGCGTCAAGTTTAGTATTCTTGTTCGGTAATCAGAAAAAAGCGGGTATTAACCACATTACGGCAACCAAAGGAGGAAGAACGGTAGCTTACGCAACAAGAACTAAAATATCTGTATTGAAAAACCACGTTAATGGTATTTCATTCAAGGATGGTAAAATCATTGCGGTACCACAAGGGTATATTAAAGACGACAAATCGGCTTTAGAGAAATACAAAAAAGAATATTCAGAATTTTGGAATCAAATATTATCAGGTGACGGAGAAATCGTCTATAAAGATATTGTTTCAAAAGTAGAAGAAGAGGACGAAGACTAGTACTAACGTAAACAAACAAAAAGTGGTTAAAACACTATTAGTGGATGGTAACAATTTAACAAAAATTGGATTCCACGGGGTTAAAGATTTTTTTAATAAAGGTAAACACATAGGTGCCGTATGGCACTTTGTGAATACCCTTCGTAGACTTATAGACGAAGAAAACTACGACAAAGTAGTTGTGTTTTGGGATGGGAATGATAATTCCCTAACCCGAAAAACATTGTATCCCCAATATAAAGAAAAACGTAGAGTTACAGATGACTTTAAGGACCAATCTTTTGAAGAACAAAAAGAGAGGGTTAAAGAGTATTTGGAAGAGTGTTATATAAGACAAATAAACGTCGAAAAAAATGAGGCGGATGATTTGATTGCATATTACTGCCAAATCTCGGAGAACGAACAGAAAACGATTTTCTCGGGGGACAAAGACCTCCTACAACTTATATCCGATAAAGTATCGGTGTATTATCCAAAAACAAAACAAACATTCAGAAACGGTGACAAAGTAATGTTGGAATATTATTATTTTCCACATCAAAATGTTCGTACCTATAAGATTTTATCTGGTGATAAATCGGATAACATTGATGGTATTTCCGGACTTGGTGAGAAAACACTTATAAAGTTTTTTCCTGAGCTACTTGAAAAACCGGTTTCTATTACCGATATTTTAGAAAAGGCGGAAATCTTACTAAAAGAGAATAGAAGTAACAAGACATTACAGAATCTATTATCAGGGAAAACAAGAACCGGAGTATATGGTGATGAGTTTTTTGAGGTTAACAAAAAAATTGTTGATTTATCAAATCCTCTAATAACCGAAGAAGGAAAGGAACTTGTTGAATTGTATTATAAGGAAACTTTAGACCCTGATGGAAGGGGGTATAGAAACCTTATTAAGATGATGATGGAGGACGGATTCTTCAAATATCTACCAAAAAGTGATGACGCGTGGGTTAATTTTGTTAGACCCTTTATGAAACTAACAAGAAAAGAAAAAAGAAATTTTAAAAACAATTAAAACTATGAGAGACCAAGATTCGGTAAAATTAGAATTCTTAATGATGGTAAATGATAACATCATTGTGCAAAGATTTTTTAATGTGAGAGAGTTTAACAATGATGCTAAAAACTCATTGGAACTTTATGAATTACTTCGTGAATTTAAAGACGATATTCATTCACAATTATCATTAAAAACCGTAACGTATATGACGGACAATATGTACGAAATTATCAACAATCCTAACATCTTGGAAACATCTTATATTGATGGACCTGAGTACTTTAATATTTTTATTAAACAAAATGATGTGACAATTTGTCATAGACAGGTGGATGCTAAAGTATACCCTCCAAAGGTAAGATATACTGTGGATGTCCGCCCACACCTAAAAAACTTGTTGATAAACTTGACTGACATTTTTTCATCAAAAAATTTAACAAAAAAATATCTAGAGGTTAACCTAAGTGTATAGTATTTATTAATACACTAAAAGAAAAATATATGGCGTCAAACAAAAATTTCGAGTATCTAGGTAGTACCTTTCAGATACAATTATTAAACCAAATCATTATCGATAAAGAATTTTCAAGGTCAATTATTGATGTGATGGAACCAAATTATTTTGAGAATAAATACTTCAAATTAATCATTCAAATGATTAAAGAATATTATTCAAAATATGAACACACACCAACCTTTGACACCTTAGAACAAATCACAAAATCTGAGATACAACAACCTTTGGCTGCAAAAATTATTATTGATACACTTACAAAAGTTAAGGAATCTACACTTGAAGGTGCGGAATTTGTACAAGAAAAATCAATGAAATTCTGTAAACAACAAGAGTTACAGAAGGTAATGATTAAAGCTCAAAAAATCATCGATACCGGTGAATTTGAGAGTTATGATACATTAGAGGAGATGGTGAGTAAAGCTCTTCAAGTTGGGGAACACGATAAAGGAACTGAGAGTGTTTTTAGTAACTTAGATGATGTTCTAAACGAGGATTATCGTCATCCGATACCAATGGGTATTCCGGGAATTGATAGATTGTTAAAAGGTGGGTTAGCTAAGGGTGAAATTGGTGTTGTTTTAGCACCAACCGGTGTTGGTAAATCAACTTTACTAACAAAAATCTCAAATCACGCATTTAATTTGGGATACAATGTTTTACAAATATTCTTTGAGGATAACCCGAAGATTATTCAACGTAAACACATTACATTGTGGACAAAAATTCATCCAGATGAATTGTCAACAAGAAAAGATGAAGTAATAACCAAAGTTCAAGAAATTAAGGAGAAAATGCCTAATGAATTGATACTTAAAAAACTTCCATCCGATACTGTAACGATGATGCAAATTAAGAATCAAATCAGAAAAATGATTTCTGAAGGAATCAAAATTGATATGGTATTATTGGACTATATTGATTGTGTGGTACCGGATAAAAACTTGGGTGACGAATGGAAATCTGAAGGTTCTGTTATGAGAGGATTTGAGGCGATGTGTCACGAGTTGGATATTGTTGGTTGGACAGCAACTCAAGGGAATAGAAGTTCAATATCTTCAGATGTAGTTACTACCGACCAAATGGGTGGTTCTATCAAAAAAGCTCAGGTTGGGCACGTAATCATTTCCGTAGCAAAATCTTTACAACAAAAAGAAATGAAACTAGCAACGATTGCAATCACTAAATCACGTATTGGTGATGATGGGGTTGTATTTGAGAATTGTAAATTTGATAATGGTATGTTGGAGATTGACACAGAAAGTTCAGTAACGTTCTTGGGTCTTGAAGAACAAACTGAAGAAAGAAATAGACAAAGAATCAAAGATTTGTTAGATAAGAGAAAAGAAAAACAACAAAATCAAAATTAAAAAAAAAATGGAAGAAAAAATATTAAAAGAAAATCCAAATAGATTCGTGATTTTCCCAATTGAACATAATGATATATGGGAGTTTTACCAACAACATCAAGCGGCATTTTGGACGGCAGAAGAGGTTGATTTATCTAATGATATTAGAGATTGGGAAAATTTAACTGATAATGAAAGATTCTTTGTGAAGAATGTATTGTCATTCTTTGCGGCATCCGATGGAATTGTAAATGAAAACCTTGCGGAAAACTTCTTAAAAGAAGTACAATATCCGGAAGCTAAGTTTTTCTATGGGTTTCAACTTATGGCGGAGAATATTCATTCATTAATGTATTCATTATTAATTGATACTTATGTTTCTGATGAAACTGAAAAAGATGAATGTTTTCATGCAATTGATAGATTACCGGCTGTTCAAAAGAAGGCAAATTGGGCACTTAAATGGATTGAAAGTGCTTCATTTCAGGAAAGATTAATTGCGTTCGCTGCGGTTGAAGGAATCTTTTTCTCAGGGTCGTTTTGTTCAATCTTTTGGTTAAAATCAAGAGGGATTATGCAAGGTTTATGTAATGCAAACTCTTTAATATTCAAAGATGAAAATTTACATTGTGATTTTGCTATTCATTTGGTTAACAATCATTTGGAGAATAAACCAAGTGAAAAAAGAATTAGAGAAATCTTATTATCTGCTTTGGAGATTGAAAAAGAGTTTATTACTGAATCAATACCGGTATCTTTAATTGGTATGAATTCAAACTTGATGAAACAATATCTTGAGTTTGTTACTGATGGTTTATTGGTTAAATTTGGATGTAAAAAACAATTTAACGTAGAACAACCATTTAAGTTTATGGAACAGATAGCTGTTGAAACAAAGGGTAACTTCTTTGAATCAAGAACTATGGAGTACCAAAAGGCTAAATTGGGTGAGTCATTAACATTTACAGAAGATTTTTAATATGATGTCATTAAAGATAAAAAAAAGAGGGGGGGACGAAGTTTCGTTTAACCCCCAAAAAATATACAATAGAGTTAAACGAGCAGCAAGAGGATTAAACGTAAATGCTGATGAGGTATTCATTAAGGTGATTACTTCAGTTCCGACTGAGGGTGTTATTACAACCAAAGAGTTGGATAAGTTAGTTTATGAGATTGCTGCGGCGTATACCGGAAGTCATCACGACTACTCAAGATTAGCGTCTTCAGTGGCGATATCCGCATATCATAAAGAAACTGATGAAAGTTTTTGTAACACAATGCACACATTACACGTTGATGGTATTATTAACGATAAGTTAATGGAAACTATTGAAAAATATGGTCCTGAAAATATTGATTCTGTAATTAATCACGAGAATGATTACAATTTTGATTATTTTGCGTGGAAATCATTACAAGAAATGTATTTGTTAAAAACTCCTGAAGGTAGAGTTATTGAAAGACCTCAACATATGTATATGAGAGTGGCTTTATGGGTTACTAAGTCATTTGAAGAGGCTGTTGAATATTATCATTCATTATCAAATCAACTTATTTCTCCTGCGACACCAATTATGATTAATGCGGGGACTAAAACACCTCAACTGGCATCTTGTGTATTGAAATACAATCACGGAGATTCAAGAGAAGGATTATTGCAAACATTCAACGACATTTCAACATATTCATCAGATGCCGCAGGTATTGGATTATGTATGTCTAATGTTCGTAGTAAAGAAAGTCGTATTAATTCATCAGGTGGATTTGCGGGTGGTTTATTAAAATACTTAAAGATTGTTAATGAAGGGTTAAGATTCTTTAATCAACAAGGTAGAAGACCGGGTAGTGCAGCTATCTACATTGAACCTTGGCATAAAGATATCGTAGATTTATTAGACATTAAAAAGAATACAGGTGCTGAGGAGTTAAGAGCAAGAGATTTGTTTACGTCAATATGGTTACCGGACAACTTTATGAATGCGGTTAAAGATAATAAGGATTGGTATTTGTTCTGTCCTAATGATATTATCAAAGCGGGTATCAAACCATTACAGGAAACTTATGGTGATGAGTATGAGGAAAACTACAACAAAGCGGTTGAACTTGGTCTTGGTAAAAAAGTAAAAGCACAAACAATTTGGAATAAAATTATTGAATCTCAGGTTGAAACTGGAGTTCCTTACTTATGTTCTAAAGATAGTGCTAACAGAAAAACTAACCATCAGAACATTGGGGTGATTAAACAATCTAACTTATGTAATGAGATTTACCAATATACTGATGAGAACACCACTGCTATCTGTACGTTATCTTCTATGGTATTGAAAAACT